TTCAAAATTGCCGGAGCATAATGCGCATCGGGATGTGCATCGGATGCGTCCAGCATACGCATAAGTTGCGGCGATAAGCGTCGGGGGGTGCGACCTCCTGCTACGTGCTGGGAAGGCAAGAGCAATCCCCTTTGTTCAAGCGTTTGAGCAATATGGGTAATTTGGCGCTTGGAAATGCCGCCTTCTTGGGCGGGGCCAACCAACTCATAGAGCTTGTTCACGTTGAACTCGCCTCCGAGTTGGTCTCGCGCCAGCTCCGCCAACCGCCGCTCCAAGGGGCTCAATGCCCCTTTCCCTCGCGCCACACGTTGCACAATGGCCTTCACAACTTCGGGGGGTACGTGATAGGTTTGAATGGTAAGGAAATTGCTGTCTACTCGAACCAACGCGCGCCCAGGGATGTCCCGACGGGGCAATTTAACCCCCGCTGGGATGTCGCCGAGAGGTAGTCGCGCTACTCGTTGACTGGTGGCCCAGAAGCAATACCGCACACTACACGCCTCCCTAATGGCGGTGTTGATGAACTCGGCTTTGGGCATGGCCATAGCTAAGAAGAATCGCATTCCCAAAGCCCTGGCTTCGGTGATGAGCTTGGCCAAGTCGCGGGTGAATGGCACATTGATAGTGCTACCTCCCGCTTGCACAGCCAGAGCCAAGAACTCATCTATCACTACCACCAAGAGAGGTAACTGCTCCTCCAACCCAACCAGCTTGTTATAATCCACCCAATCCCGCACGCCCTTGCCACGCAATAGTTCCGCGCGGCGCTTGACCTCCCCATGCAGGAAGTGCAATATTTCCTCAGCACCGGCTAAAGTTTCGGCGATGGGGGCCAAAAGATGGGGAAGGCTATTATAAGCGGCCAGCTCAATGCCCCCCTTGGGGTCTATAATGAGGATTTGAAGCTGGTCAGGGCCGTAACAGGCCACAAGGGAACAGAGAAATCCGTGCAGGCTATTCGATTTACCGGAGCCGGTTTCGCCTGCTACTAAGATATGGTACACACTGGTCAACGAGAGCCATATTGGGCCGTTGGCGCTGACCCCTATTGGGATCATGTAATCGCCATCGGGTCGGTCACCTAAATCGAGCACCACGCGCCTTGGCAGGCGCTCTCGCTTTTCGGGTTCGAGGTCTACCACGAAGGCGAAAGCGCCATCGCGGTGCAAGGCTTGGACGGGTTTACCGACAACGCACGATAACTCCTGTAGGGTTTTGGGGTTTGCCAAGTCGTCTATGAGCTTCACACCCCGAGGCAGACGCATGGTATCTATGCAAATTAAGCCACGCCGCTTGTCGGAAGTAAGATATAGGGGCTTCAATAGCCTAATGCGCTGTACTTCGCCCCCCCTTTTAGTATGGCAAAACCCCAACGAGATCAGGCGCGTCTCAATACGCCAAGCCGCTTGGCGTAGTTGAATTTCGGGGGGTAGTTTGTCTGCATCGGGCTTATGTGATTTCTTCTTGTCCCAAAAGGTTTTCAATAGTCGCATCACTCACTTCGTCCAAGATCGCTACCGGCAATGCCGCTTCTGTGTCTTGAACGTCAGGGGCTTGGACGCCCACAATCTTATCTGCCAGATGGTCGGCGGCCTCGAATTGTTCCCAATACCGATTCCGCAGCTCCTTATATCGCCGCCGTGCCGACATGATGTGGGCAAAGAGCAGGCCGGGCCATGTGGCAAATAACAGCCAGTGTAGAAGTAGCGTCTTCCACGGCCATAAATGGGAAAGCATATAATACATGTTGCCACTTTGCCCCCACCGCACTATCCAGTGAATGAGGAAAATGACGATGGCGAGGATTATGTCTACATCCCTAGCCAACCCCCGTGTGTGCGCTTCGGGGATGGCCACCTCGCTTTCACGGCCATGGGTGACTGTCTCGCGCGGCGAAATGCTCCGCCATAAGCCGATCAGGGCGTAATATGGCCCGAAGCCCTTGGGCCTTTCTTCGTCCATCATGCTACCCTTATGCGTCCTTGTGCGTAGCCCCCGTATCCTCTACGCGACCCGCTTGCGCTTCTCCCGCACCACACCAGCGCATGTGTGCGGCTAGTTGCTGGGGCTTTGCGAAACGTTTGCCGCAGTATTCGCACACATACGGCAAAGCTGCTTCCTGCTTGCGCCTCTCTTCCTCTTCCATGCGACGCTCTTGCGCAAGCTTTTCGGCGCGCTTGCGTTGCAGTTCCGCCTGATGCGCGGCGATGGCCGCTTCCGATGCGACTTGTTGCGCCTCGATACCGGCCATAAGCACAGCCACAAGCGACAATGCGTAAGCAATAGCACCCGCAAGCGGAAGCTCTGCAAGGCCAAGCGCCTTGCAGAGCGCAAGCTGCGTTCTGTATTCATACAGATATGCCCACACTATAAAGCCTTCGTACATGATAGAGAAACCCGTTCCCACGGCGGCCAGCCAGATAGGTTTCTTCTGATACTTCCCCTTGGCCTTGGCGTTCTCCTCCATGCGGTGGAGGAGGATCCAAGCGAAGTACCCCCCCATCATCTCAGATACGGCTGTAAACATGTTGGCCATAGCTGGGGAGTTGGTAAACTTGGTGTAGAACCACCTGCTACAGCCTACGCTCATAATTTGGCTGACCCAAAAGAGCGAGGCCGCAATGATGCGAAACAGCGCTGCCTCGGTCTCGCCCAGGCGGGTTACCACCCAATCGGTGACCCGCTGAAGACGAGACTCTGCGGCGGGAGATTGTGCAGCTTCTGTGCTCTGCGACAGTTTGGCCATGATTCCTCCAGCGCCTCAAGTTCTGTCAAGCTTCCGCTTTTGTGGGGATGGGCCCGCACCACCACCACCCCAGCTTCTCCCTGACGATCACCTGTGGGGGCTCGCCGAAGCGTTCCTCGAAGCGGGCACGAGCTTGCTCCTTGGTCATACTGCTGGGGCAACAGAGCCATTCTTGCCCATCTGGACGGGGGCGCAATTCCCCGCTGTCTGTGTCATTCTGCATCATTGCGCAGCTCCTCCAGATACTCTCGCAGTTCGCACTTGAGCACAACATGGCTATCTAGCCACTCATCGGGGAGCGTGCAGAACACGCCATCCCACGCACAGCCGTCGCATACACTGGGCCACTCGCTGGGGTCCAACTTGCAGGGCAATGCCACACGCACAAGGCGGAGGTGCGGCCCAAGAGCGAACCATTCTTCAAGTTTGACTATGGCGGCGGGAAGGGCGCGGGCTTTGATTTCGGCCAGTTCTTCGGCTCCGCTGTCGGCGCATGCCCGTTGTAACCGCTCCAATACTTTGTCCCAGTAATCAGGCTCCATTTGTGTCCTCCTGGGGGTATACTATTTGCTACTCGTCGTTGGCCTTGCTAGTTTCTTGTCCCAATCCTGGGGATTGAGGCTGTTGGTGCGGTAGGCTTCCCGAAAGATGTGAATGCCCATTTGCAGGGCATACCACGGGACTGCCACCCACCACAGCGCCCACGCCACTATTGCCTTAGCTATTCTCTGCGGCTTCTTGTCCATATTTCTCCAATACCTCCCTGCCAATCCTCTTGCAGGCCCCCACCCAATCGGGGCCATATTTGGCGATGAACTGGTAATGGGCCTTGTGAGCCTCGGCCTTGGGCCGCCGAAGCCCAAAGCGCTGCAAGTATTTACCTATCGTGGCGGTGGGGAGACCCAAGGCCACTGCTATCTTCTCCCACCCCATCAGGTAGTCCTCATACAGCTCCCGCAGGAGCTGCTTGGTCAACCAAGGATACTTGCGGTGGCCAGGACTAGGCATGTTCCTACCCCAAGTGCAAGATTACACTTTGCCCCTCTCGGCATCTATGGCTTTAAGAAGGGCGCGGCAGGTGGCCAGGGCAAGGGTCGGGGCGGTGGCGGGGCTAACTTCCCAATACAATGAATGCCCCCTCTTAACCACGAATAGCCCATCAAGATTGTTGCCAACCTCCCATTTCGCTTGTGGCGTCAGGCTGAGGCGGACATCAACGGTGCCGCCTTGGAGCTTGGCCAGTATGGGCAAAAGCTCTAATGCTGCTGCATCTTGTGTGGAATAGGGAGGAATTGGCCATAGTCCCCCCAGCTCTCGGCCCTTGCTGGCGGGCCTCTCCCAAAACCACTCGTCGCCATTTAGGGGCTCAACAAAGCCTATGGTGCCCCAGAGAGTGCTGGCCTTGAGCTTGACCAGCCCCAGGAGCCCCAACGCCCGTGCTATCCGCGCATCCATGTCGCGGCCGGGGGGCAATTTATCAATGTCCAATCTCACTCTTTCCAATGCTCATTCCTCCTCATTACACTCAATCGCGCTGTATAAGGGCTATAACGCCCGTTGCGGCACACCACCCCATTGCAAAAATGTAGAGATACGATGGTACCAGGCCCACCCAAGCGTGCTTGGGGATACTAGGTAACGACACCTGTAGAGACAGCAATGCAAGCACCGCAAGGAGTAGCTCTGCCCCCAAACACCACAGAACCGTCCTCTTCATCATTCCGCTTCCGAATCTAGCATACACCACGCCGCCCACGCCACTGCGATGGCATCGGCCTCGTCCTCTTGTGGTTCGAGGCCGAAACGGGCGCGGACGGCTTCTTGGACGCCGAACTTGGTGGCTCTGCCGCTGCCAGTGAGGGCTTTCTTGGCCGTGGATGCGACCACATCTACAACTGTAAGACCGTGGCTGAAAGCCCAGCCCTTGATGACCCCCGCCGCGTGGCCGAGAATAATGGCCGTGTCCCGCCGGAGACGGGGATGGACGAAAGATACCTCGGTGCAGGCCCACTCGATGCCGGGATAGCGGTCATAGAGAGCCTCCAAGCGGAGCCATAGCTCGCCCAGCCGAGTGTTGAGGTCGCCGCTGCCCAGTCTCCATACACCAGAGGTCAGGAGCTTGCCCTCGGCCAGAATGCAATATCCAACCTTGTGAGTGGCAGTATCGAAAGCTGCAATCATGTGCCCCACAACTCCTCTATATCCGCTTGTGCCGACCTCTCTGGCTGCGCCCGCCGCTGGGCCTCGTGGGCCTGGTATCGTCTTTGCAAATCCTGCTGCCAGGCCACCGTTTTCTTGACGTAGCCCTGGTGGGCTGGGTCTTGCGAACAGACCACTCGCCACGCGCCATTGATGACCTTCTCTACGAGGGCCGAATGGCAGATAGCGCAACAGTAATCGCGTGTTAGCGTAGAGTTCAGCATACCTCCTCCTACTATAGGTAACCATACCCCCCTCCATTGTTTCATCGTGACTTGCACAAAATGGACACTACGATTATAGTAAAGTTAGCACGATGGGATTGGGGCTGCAATCCCTGGGCATTGTCCCTAGAGGCCTCTCGCTTTAGCGGGGGGAGCGGTCACAGTAAAGTCAAATAATCCGCAATGGGCTTTCTCCAGGAGAAGTATGGCACGAGCTTGCTCTATTTGCACGCATCCTCGCCTATATGAAATCAACAAGAGGCTCGCTGCCCGCGCTATTGGCGGGCGCGGGTCGGGCTTGACCTATGCGTCCATTGCCAAGGAGTTCGGCGTCTCCAAAGATGCATTGGCTAACCACTGGAACAGCAAGGGCCACAACCTAGCCCTGGAGCCTCCTGGGGCCGAGGAGCGTGCTCTGATTCCCCAATCTGAGAGACCACAATCTGTCATCCTGGCCGATGGGACAGAACTGCGCACGGTGGGCATTCGGGAGCTAGTAGAGACTGCCCTTGCCATCGGATTCCACAATATCCGCACCCATCCGGAGATAATGACCCCCCAAGCTACGGCCCGCTTTCTGGCCTTGGCGCTTAAGTGGGGGAAGGGGATGGTGGAGGTGGATGCGTATGGCAAGGCTATCTTGGAGTCTATCCTAAAGCGCGCGATTGAGGAGCACGAGGAGAATGTGATTGAGGGAGAAGCACGGGAGGTTGATGAAGACTCCTGAATTTGGTTTTGTGGTCATCGGTTTTACAGAGGGTAACCCCAACGTCTTGGGCACGGTGTTGGAGGAAATGCACACCGTCCAGGCTCAGCCCGGAGAGTGCTTTGAGGGATTCGTGGCCCGCCTCAAACGCGAATTCGATCTGGGCCCAGCGGATGAGGTAATGACATTCTGGCGTGACGGGGTACTCCAATATGCCCGCGTGACCAAGAAAAGGCGCTACTCATTGTTCGGGGAGGGAGCAAGGGCGCAGCCCTATAAGCGCTGAGAGGAGGCCATGAGGAATTGGCCACTTGGCGGATGTTGTATCTATTGTTGACCCGCTTGGTTTATCCTGGCGAGCTTGTGGGCAAGGGTTGCGGTCAATATCGCAGCCGCTTGGGATTGGCGCGCGCGATTTGGCGGTTATGGCGGGCGCGTGGTCAGTATCACATATTGTAGTCAATTGACCACCTTCGGTGGTCAAGAAGAACCCCAACGTTAGGTGGGGGAAATAATCGCCGTTAGCTCTTCGGGTCAGGAGCGGAGAACGCGAGACCTGTATTGGTCTCGCGTTTTTTGTTGGAGGTCATGGCCGAGCGCAAAGTTGGTGGGATATACATCCAGCCCGTTCCGCTGTTCCGCGAGATGTATGAGCGGGGCTATGATGATATTGCGCAGTTCGCCCGCGATTTTTTGGATTGCGAGCTACATCCCGGCCAGAAAAAGTGGCTGGGCACCAAGCCCCGCGCCGACGAACGGATGTTGGCGGCGGCCAACAGATGGGGCAAAACGCACGTGGGGGCGGTCAAGCTCCTGCACCATTGCTTCTATCAGTATCGGGATCCGAAGTATGCATCACTCATCAAGGATTACCGCGCCCTGAACCTTTCCATAACGATGGATCAGGCTCTGATCGGGTGGCACAAAGCGCTGCGCTTTGCCCAGGAAAGCCCGCGCTTTAAGCGGTTCCTGTTGGACGTGGATAAAAGCCCGCCCGCGCCCACGCTATACATCGGCACCAGCCGCCACTCGCCCGAAGGAATCGTCTCCACACTGGAAGCCCGCTCAACGGTCAAGAAGGGGGCCTATATCCTGGGCCATGACTTCGACTTCGTGAATTGGGATGAGGCTGCCCGCGACCCCAATGGGGCTCAAGTCTTGGACGATGTGGTGAGGATGCGGTTGGCCGACCGGGGCGGTCGCATTGACTTCACCTCCACAGGCAACTTGCGGAACTGGTATTATGTCCAGTACCAGCTTGGGGTAAACGACAAGACAGGCCGGTATTACTCGCAAACGGGCACCGCCTTCGAGAATCCGCATATTGACCATGAAAAGGTCAGGCGCAACGCGGAGCGCATGACTGATGCCATGCGGCAGCAAAACATCTATGGGCTCTTCCCGGATGTGGCAGCCATCTTTGACCCCAAGCTGGTGGAGTTGTGTTATGTAGACCAGGATTACAGCTATCCTGTTGCGCCAGTGCCGGGGGCAGCCTACGCGGGCGGCATAGACTTGGCGCGCAAGAGGGACGAGACGGTCATCTTTGTAGCGCGGATAGATGAGGAGCCCGCACAATTGGTTTACTACAAGGCCATGTCCCGCACGGGCGATTGGAAGCCGATCTTCGAGACCATCGCTCGCACACACCGGCAATATCACAACTGCCCGTTCTTGGTGGATTCAACTGGGATGGCAGGTGATGTGATATTGGAGACGCTGCGGGGCGAGCCCTACAACGTGGATGCGCGCGGGTATGATATGGCCGGAGGCAAGCGCAAGGACCAACTGATTTTCACCGGCCAGAAGGCGGTGCAAAACCAGGCCATCGTGTGGAGCTACATCCGAGAGCTATATGACCAACTCGTCTTCTATGATTGGGATGACAAGCTCCTCAAAACGGACTGGGTGATCGCCTTCTGTCTCCTGGCGCGGATGATTGAGGAATTGCGGGGCACGGGGGACGAGATGTGGGGCGAGTTGCCCGTCGTGCTGGGGTCGGTGACCAAGAACTTGGAGACGGGCGAGGAAACGCTGCGGGTAGGCGAGGAGGAGCCAGAGGAACCCATCGTTTGGGGCACTCCTTGGGCGACACTGGGGGTTGAAGACTATGGCATTCGGGTGGCGCGAGAAGCTAATCGCGATCCTACAAAGGAACTCTCCTCAGACGGGAACTACTGAGGCCAAGGAGCCGCTGGAGGAAGGCGTTAAGCCCCGCGGCTACATGGAAGCGCAATTATTTGCCCTGCGCCAGCAATGGGACGAATTCTTTGCCTATCCGCGCGACCGCCAGGCTCGTTATCAGGATTATGACTTAATGGACAGCGGCGACATCTCGGCCATGTTGGACGCCTTGGTCAACGCCTGCCTTATCTCCGACGATGGGCAACAGCGTTCGTTCCGCGTAAAGCCGCGAGGACAGAAAGTGGGGCGGGTCATCGAGGACACACTGCGGGCGGTAGAGCTCAAAGAGTGGGCAGGCTACTTCTTGCGGGAATGCCTGAAGTGGGGTGATGTATTCATCGAATACCTTGTAGACGGCTACAACATCGTAGGATTGCAGGACTACCCGCCCGCCTATATCTTCGTGAACAAGGACGAACGCAATCAATTCGTGCGGGGCCGGGCGTATGAGCAGCGCTCCATGACCGGGGAAATAGTGGCCAGGTGGGCCCCGGACGAGATGTTGCATTTGAAGTGGCGGCCCGACAAAAAGCTCAAATACAGCCGTGGGAGCTTCCTTGAGCCACTGCGTCGGGACTGGCGGCGGTTGCAATTGATGGAGGATAGTCTGGCCGTGGCCAGGATGGTGCGAGCATATCTCCGCTATATCCATTACATTGACGTTACCGGCAAGTCCAAGGAGGAGGCGGAGAAAATGCTCCGGGAGTATAAGAGGCAACTCAGCCTGGCCAAGATGCCATCGGGGGCTTACCGCCAGAGGCCATTAGAGGTGGATTCCGATTTGTTTGTGGCCACGGGCTGGATCGGCACCGCGAAGGGGGATCAGGTAGAAAGCCGCACCAGAATTGAAGCCATTGACCCTCGCAACACGGGCCTCGCTGAGATAGGGGACATCGAGCACATTCGCCGGAAGCTATTCAACCGGGTGCCCGCCGAGATCGTGGGCATCCGCCGCGAGGAACGTGACATAACCCAGCAGGACGTGGCCTTTTCGCGGCTCATCCAATTCTGCCAATATGAGGTGCTGGGCAAGAGGCTAATTAAGCCCGTTTTGGACAAGGCGTTGGCCCTCAAGGGCTATGACCCGACGGGGGCATACGAGCTTATCTTCCCCGATGCCACGGTGAGGATGAGCTGGCGCTTCGCCGACGCCTTCTTCAGGACGAGCATGGCGTTCGCAAACTACCGGGAGATGGGGCTGCTGTCAAACAAGTGGGTAGCGCAGCGGGTATTCAACTTGAGCGATGAGGAGTGGGAGGCCATTCAGAAAGACGCTGCGGGCGACCCCCCCATAGACAGGAGCACCCCCACCCAACAGGCGAGGCTGGGGCAGAAGTCGGCGTAGGAGGGATTGATGGATAGCGAGAGTCCAGTCAATGGCACTGCGTGGCCGGATTATGACAAGCCCGGAGACGCTACTTCTAACGTGCAGGTCAACGTGACGGGGCTATATCCCGCATATCGGACATGCCCGGTATGCCGGGGTGTCTTCCCGGACGATGATGCCTGGCACGAGGTGATATTGGATGGCCGGGTGGTGAAAATCTGTGCTCGGTGCTATGACAGGCTGACTATGTTGATAGAAGGTTAGCGCTCATGCCCTGGTCATATCCGAATAATGTTCCGAAGGTTGCGAAGAATTGGAGCGCTTCTGAGCAGCGCAAATGCGTCAGGGCTGCCAATGCTGTGCTCAAACGCGGTGGCAGTGACCAAGATGCCATCTTTGCCTGCATCCGTGCTGCTGGGCGTTCCAAGAAGCAGGAGGATAGCATGACCCAAGAAGAGTTTGACGCTTTAAGCGATAAGGCGAAACTGCAACTGTACTATCACTACTTCGACGAGGCGCTGGAGAAGGGCGAGCAAATCTGGGAGGAGGTGGAGGAGGCCAAGTGGACGCGGGCGTTCATCAACACTTTGCCCGACATTAGCTTTGCCGTGATCGAGCCAGCCTACAAGTCGGGCAAGGAGAAAAACAAGAATGCCCGGCACCTTCCCCACCACGGCCAGATCAGCAAGCACACCCTGACCAACGTGGACAAGGGCCACTTGCGCAACGCCCTGGCGCGGATGAACCAAATCCAGCCCATCACCGACAGCATCTCGACCGAGGAGCTCAGAAGCAGGGCCAAGTCGCACCTCATTCCGCACGCCAAGAAGGTGTTGCCCAACTCGCAGTGGGCCAAGGGTGAGGATGCGCAAGAAGCACAAGGGGCCAAGCCCAAGCGAGCCTTGCTCACTGAGACAGTCTTTACCGCCTTGGAGCTGAGGGAGGCTGAGGATGGCTATCACCATGCCACGCTGCTTTTGACCCACGGCGACAAGATCAACAAGAACAATCGCGTGTATCCCATGTCCATCTGGAAGCGCGAAATCCCCAAGGCCAAGGAGAAGGTAGTGGAGGGCCGCTTCCTCGGCTTGGCTGACCACCCCGGTCCTTTCCAGGGGCCCTCTATCCTGGACACGGTGATTAAGTTCACCGATCTCTGGATTGAGGGCAAGGATGTCTTCGGCGACGTGATCATCATCCCCACCACAAAGGGCCAAGATGTGGTGGAGCTGGCGAAGGCTGGCGTGAAGATCGGCGTCTCCAGCCGGGGTTATGGAACCGTCAGGAAGGGCGAGTGGACTGACCCGGATACCGGGACTGTCTACAAGGAGGCCAATATCGTCAATGATGACTATGAGTTAATTGGCTTCGACTTGGTGCTCCAGCCCAGCGTAGAGGATGCTGGCATCGTGCGCTTCGAGCAGGTTGGCCAGATGGGAATGACGGTCGAGAAGCTGGAAGCCTGCTGGCCGGAGTTGGTCAGTGCAGTGAGGGAGGCAGCTATCAAGGAAACGCTCAGCGAAGTTGGCTTCGAGACCATCGAGGCTCTGAAGGATCAACTGGAGAGACTAGATGGGGAAGTGGAATCGCTCACCGAGGCCAAGGGGGAGCTGAGCGAGCTCGTGGAGGCCATACTGGGCGTGTTCGGCCTGACCGCTGAAGACACGGATGACCCCGCCGGAGCTGTGGCTACCCTTTACGAGCAGATGTTGGCTGAGAAGCAAGCCCTGACTGAAAAGCTCGAAGCTCGTGACCACCTCATCGAAAAGGTCCAAGGCGAGAAGGCAGCTTGGCTCATCCTGCTCAAGCTGTGGGAGGCCGAGACGCCCGCCGAGGTAGATGAGAAGTATGACGACGTGAAATCCCAAGCGGAGGCCATGTTGGGCCAGAGACCGCCCGTCTCTGGCAAGGGCATGGTCTTTGTGGAGGGGGATGACGATACTCCCACTGAGGAGATAAGGAAACAGCAACTGCGAATCCTGCGGGCTGCCGGGCTGGCCCCGTAGGAAGCGCACTGAGTGGATATGTGCGGGTAGCAGGCTCGCTGTCTGTGTGACGCCCTGGCGGACACCGGGCGGTCTGTTGCCCCATATCATAGGAGAGTAAACAAATGGAGAATCAGGACAAACTGCTAACCGAGGTGCAATTCGTGAATCAGCGGGCCAAGCTGGTGGAGGCTTGGGATGAAGTGGGGCTGCTGGACTGCGAGTGGGCGCCGAAGCTGGAAACCGACTACGACAAGGCGGTCATGGCCCAGCTTCTGGAGAATACCAGGCACATGATGGCCCCGATGTGGGACGACATGTCTCCGAAAGAGGCCCTCAACATGGCTATCAAGGCCCAAGACGAGTTTGGCATGGCCTTCACCGAGGCTACCAGTCCGAGTACCACGGCCTATGGTATCACCACGGCTACCAACCTGCCGCTGGTGCTAGGCTACGTCAGGCGGCTGATGCCCAAGCTGGTGGCCCTGAACCTGGTCGGCGTGCAGGCGTTGGACAGGCCCACGGGCCGCGTGTTCTTCCTTGACCGTTACCGCCACTACGACGGCACGGACAAAGGCAAGATCGAGAGCCGGGCGGGTTGGACATATCGTAGTTGGACGAAGCTGACTGATGAGGGCAGCGATATCCTCACCACGGTCAAGGTCA